CTCCGAGGACAAGATTGAGGATCACGAGGCACGCATTAGGAAACTTGAGATGCGTATGTGGCAAGCCATCGGCGGGTTCGGTTTCCTCGCAGCCATCGTGTCCCCTCTGGTCGCTGTGATGACCCGATGACACATGCTTATCAAACAATTCATTCACTCTTACCTGAAAGGACTCAAACACATCATGGCTCACCCATCGTGGAAAAACCGTAGACGATACATTTTCGCCTCGTTCGCCCTCGGCGCACTCATGCTAATCGCCAGCTCCATCGCAGTCCTATTCGGGTTCATGACTGATGTGGGCGATCTGGTCACTGGTGGGGTGGCTTTGATAAGCTTGATTTTGACATCATATATTTTCGGGGCAACTTGGGAATCAACGAAACTACACAAGAACGAGGGCAACGCTGATGGATAAACTAAAGACTTACTGGGATTATGCGGGTGAGCGTGCTGTCAAAACGCTTGCACAGGTAGCGATCGCAACTATTGGGGTGAACGCTGTTGGCCTGCTCGATGTGGATTGGGCTCAGGTTGCTTCAGTGTCGGCGCTTGCCGGTGTCATGTCTTTGCTGACCTCGGTGCTGCAGTACGACAAGGGTGCCGAGTAATGGCAGACATTGACCTCACGGAAAAAGTGGGCGAATGGTATGTGCCAACGAATCCTGCTGAGCTGACGATTTGCGAGTCCTGCGAGTAGTTACTCTTTGACCCAGGCGTACACTGTGCGCCTTGTAACGCCCGCTTTCTTAGCAATGGACATAATGTTCTTGTTGTCCTGATACTCGGCTTCTACACGGCTCCTGAGCTCGCTGGTGACTGCTTCTAGGCGTTCTGTTTGCCAGGCGCGAAGGTCTGCAAGCTGTTTGGTGCTCATCTCTTGGATGTTGTAGCTGTCTGTTGGAATCATGCTCCCACTATACACTCCCGTTTTCTGAATGTCACACATCTCGCTGGTTATGCTATACACTCAGGGTGTCACCTAAAGAAAGGGAAAACTGATGGGTGTTTACAAGAATATAGATGCGGTTATGCAGGAGGCCATCCAAGACCCCGAGCTACGGGAAACGGTGGACTGGTATGCGGAGCACATGAACAAGCTCCCTGCGGAGCTGATGAGGGCGATTCTCACTGATGAGGATTTCTTTCAGAAGGCTTTGACCGTATGGGATAACAAACGGTTTGCGCCTAAACCGGCGAGCGCTCATGTGGCTTTGCAGGAGCCTCCTGTGAGGCGTAGGGATTTGCGTGAGCCTCGGCGCTCTGGGCTGTGTGTTGCAGGGTGGTCGATGATTGCTACAGCTGTGGTTACTGCTGCGGTGATTCTGGTGGTGAACCTGTGATGTGGTGGATTGTGTTTGCCATCGGTGCTGTGTTTACTCTGGCACCTGGGATGGTGAACCCGCTCGCTGTGGTCAACGGGTCTACACTTCTGGGTTTGGGGTTGCTGACTTGGGCATCGTTGAAGATTGCGCAGGGCAGATGATGGATGAGATTGATGAGGCCATTTTGGAGGAGCGCAACAGGGTGTTAGACATCCTGATTGAGGGTTTACCGGATGGCATGTATAGCAACGGGTGGGTTCACTCGATTATTCAGAAGATAGAAGGGGAACAATAATGATGGATCTAAGCTCTGACGGCCGCGATGTGAATGTGCGGTTGCGTGATGATGTGTGGGCTATGAATGAGCCTGGCACGCTCTCGCTTACGAGGACTCAGGCGCATACGCTGCGGTTGCATTTGAACGCTTGGGCGATGGCCACACAGTTTGAGGACATCGAGGAGGACGGTTAGCGTTCGCTTGGGAGGGTGCCAGCCCAAATCCCGTAACGCTCATTGTTTTCAATCGCGTACCCGAAACATTGCGCTTTGATAGGGCATTCGTCACAGAGCGCTTTTGCAACTCTGATCGCATATTCGCGGGTTTGCTTGTCGGGGAAGTCCTCGGGGAAGAAAATGTCGGGAATATCTTTGCACGGGGCACCACCAATGTCCTCAATGCTGTCCGATAGTTCGCGGTAGGTTATTTGTTGGTGGTCGCGCATACACTAATCCTAGAGGAGGTCACCGATGATTAGGGACAATGTGACAAGTTTGGAAGCGCACAAGTTGGCTGACGTGATTATCGCTGATTGGGTTGCTTCCCAGTCCGGTGAGGAGAGCAGGGGTTCCCTGGCCTACATTGCCGATTTGGAGCGCCAGAGGAAAGAAGAGTTCAGGGCGACCATTGACGAGGCGCAGCGTATCGCTCGCGAGCGGTGGGAAAGGATGAAGAAATGATCCATGTTAGCCGTTTTGTGGCTTCAAAGAGTGTATCTGCGGAGCGTTGGTTGTCGGCCCGTCGTGAGGGTGTGACGGCTACTCAGGTGGCGAAGGCGGCTGCTGGCCCTGGAGGGTTTGAGCAGGCTGCGCAGGATTACAAGGCTGACTGGGTGGAGCAAGATAACCCGTATATGGCTTTTGGTCGGGTGTGGGAAGGGCCGATTTCAATGCACTTGAAAGACCATTACGGGGTGATGCCGAACGATTGGCTTATCGCCTCCGCAGATTCCGTGCATCATCTTGCAACCCCTGACGGCCTCGCCCTCGACCATCACGCGATCAGTGAGGTGAAGACTACGGGGAAGGATTGGAACCCTGAACGGATCCCTGTGCAATACCGCAGGCAGGTGCAGTGGCAGTTACACGTAACCGGTGCCGACCTGTGTTATTTCGCTTGGATGCTCCGTGAGGAACGGGATGGGGCTTTCCTGCCTGGTTGGTTTGAACCGAAGGTGATCGTGATGGAACGTGACGAGGAAATGATTGGTGCGTTGGTCAAGGTGGCTGACGACTTATGGGAAAGGGTGAATGATGAGTGACGTGAGTCTGACGGTGGAGCTCGAAGACTACCTGTATGCAGAACTTTTGGCTGCAGCTAATGAAGCGGAAACATCGGTGAGCTATTTGGCAAGCCGAATTATTCAAGACTATTTGGAGGAAAACTATGGCACGGTTTGACATTTCGCAATACAGCACGGTTGCCGAGCGTATTGACTTATTTTGGAAGGCTCACCCTTCGGGGCGGATCCACACAGAACTGCTGCACTTCAGCAAAGAGCAAGTTGTCGTTAGGGCAGAGATTTACCTTGACCGCGAGGATTTGCGCCCTGTGACGTCCGACATGGCTGAGGAGCGCCCTGAAACCTCTCCCGTGAACAAAGTCAGCATGGTCGAAAACTGTGCCACCTCCGCGATCGGTAGAGCGCTGGCCGACCTCGGTGGTGACTTTACCGGAGCAAAACGGCCGTCTGCTGAAGAGATGCAGAAGGTTCAACGTCACGAGCAGGCACAGAAGAAACGTGATTGGGTTGCCGAGGCTAGTACCATTACAGATATTGATGCGTTGCGTTTGTTGTGGTCTGAAGCCCAGCTTGGCGGTGCGTCACCAGCTGAGCTAACAAAGGTGAAGAAGTATGCCGAAGAACTTGATTCTGGCAGCAAGCGTGCAGGAGTTGACGCAGGCGTACCGCGAAAGTCTGGCAAGAAATGACCCTGATGCGGAGTTGTTCAGGGTTGCTCTTATGGAAAGGTTGGTGATGCTTTGTGATTGCGTCACAGATAGTGCAGGAGCTCGCTGAGCTTACAGCGGAGAACAGGAAAGGGATTGAGGTTTATGCGGAGGTTATGGATCATTTGGCTCGATGCGAGAATACGTTGGACACGGTCGAGGCTCGGGCGTTTTTATCGGCTTCAGGTTCGGTTGCGGAGCGACAGGCCCACGCGAAGTTAGAGGCTTCCGATGCGCGTTTGGAGCGCGATTTGGCGAAGGCGCAGGTGGATCGTGTTCGGGCGAAGTTGCGGGCTATTGAGTCGGCGATTATGTCGCAGGCTACGGCCGCGAAGATGGTGCAGGCTGAAATGAAGTTGTGATGCCGGTTTACGCTTACAAGTGCAATAAGTGTGACGTAACCCGTGACGTAACGCATGACATGACGAGTGACAAGCTGGTTCTGTGCGAGCAGGGGCATGGTATGAGGAAACAGTTTGCTCCGGTGCCCTCCATCTTTAGAGGGTCGGGGTTCTACCGGACAGACAACAACTCTCGCGAGTAGAATACGGGCATGGCTATCCCCAAGAAGACTCTCAAGCTTGTGCAGGAGCGGGATCTATACTGTCTGCACTGCGGCCAAGAAGACGACCTCGTACCGCATCACCGCATCAACCGTGGCATGGGTGGATCTAAACTCCTCGACACTGCAGACAACCTGCTGATGGTGTGCGCTAGGTATAACGGGGCGATGGAGTCTGATGCTGTGGTCGCTGCTAAGGCTCGGGGCTGGCATCACAAGCTTTCCACATGGCAGTCCCCTGCACTTCCTGTGTTTGATTGTGTGGTTTTCCGGTGGTGGTTTTTGCATGAGGATGGGAGCAGGACTATGCTTCAAGATCACACCTCGTTTTGACTACCTGCTAGAGTTCGGGTATAACTGAAAATTGAGATGGCCTCCCGCGAGGTGGATGCAGGAGGCCATCATGAAAACCGATGAAACGACCATCGGCTATCTCCATTCTAGGGCATAGCCGGTAGATATGGAGAACAATGAATGACCACATCACCGCTGATTTGCGGTTCAGCATTATCCCCGAGTGGCTCCTCGACTCGGAGCTCTCTGACCGAGCAATCAGGGTTTACTCGGTGCTCGCCAGGTATGCAGATAATGAAACCTTGCAGGCTTACCCCTCACGCGAGACTCTCGCTAAGCGCTGCCATTGTCACTGGCGTTCTGTAGATCGTGCGATTGATGAGCTGGTTGCGTTTGGGGCGGTGACTAAGACACACAGGAAGAATGGTGACTCTTATCAGAGCAACCTTTACACCTTGCGGAGGGTACTGCCAGCACAGTCAGGGGGTACTGACACAGCTGTCAGGGGGGTACTGACACCACAGTCAGTAGGTACTGACACGGGTGGCAACCTAACTATAACCACTGAACTAGAACCAGAAGAAAACGATATTTCGAGCAAGTTTGATGTTTTTTGGTTTGAGTATCCTCGCAAGAAAGGGAAGGGTCAGGCCCGTAAAGCTTTTGAGAAGGCTCTAGAGAAAACAGATATTGACACAATCATTGCTGGGGTTGAGTCGTATAAGGCTAATGCGGATATGAGTGACCCACAGTTTGTTGCTCATCCTACGACTTGGCTGAATGGTGAGCGCTGGGATGATGAGTATGAGGAAGCTCCTGCTGAGGTGCGGCGGTCACCTTATGTTGGTGGTCCTCGTGAGTGGGTGAAGGATTTGCATGATCAGGGTGAGCATTGGGAGTGTCGTGAGGGTGAGTTTGGCTGTAGGTAGTTGCGCCCTCGGTGTATATGGTATACACTAAAGACATAAGCCAAACGAAAGGGAAAATCATGGCAACAGCAACAGAAACCAAAGCACTCTACGCAGGCACCTTCGGCGGAGAAGTCCTCTGCTACTCATGTGCAGGTGTAACCCTCCAGGCATCCATTGACAACGCTCGCAAAGGTCAGCGCAACTTCATGGGTCTCAACGGTGAAACCTTCGAGCTCTTTGAGGATGCAGAAGAGTTCGGTCTCGAGTGTGAGGGCGGATGCTAAAGATAGGTTCTCTCTTCTCTGGCTATGGCGGTCTTGATATAGCTGTAGCCAGAGTCATGAACGCAGAAGTTGCGTGGCATTGCGAGTGGGAGGATGCGCCTTCAAAGATTCTCGAGGCAAACTTCCCTGGTGTCCCTAACTATCGGGATGTCACTCAGGTGGATTGGGCTTCTGTGGAGCCGGTGGATATTTTGACCGGTGGTTTCCCTTGCCAGGATGTTTCTCTGGCGGGGCGTAGAGCTGGGATGGGTGATGGCACCCGCTCTGGTTTGTGGAGTGAGTTTGCTAAAGCAATAGAGGTCATTAGACCTAGATGGGTGGTTATCGAAAATGTTAGAGGGTTACTTAGCGCAAAAGCCGGTAGCGAAGTGGAACAGTGCGCGTGGTGTATGGGAGAAACCGGAAACGGTGAACCTCCTTTGCGAGCACTTGGAGCTGTTCTCGGAGAGCTGGATGACCTCGGGTACGATGCGGAGTGGCGTGGTGTACGAGCTTCCGATGCAGGAGCCCCGCACCAACGCTTCAGAGTCTTTGTTATTGCGTACCCCCGCGGCTAGTGAGGCTGAGCGTGGCCATCAGCCTGAGGAGAAGGCTAGGGCGCGTGGAGGGCAGGTTACTTTGTCTGGGCAGTTCAAGAACTTTCCTACCCCTACGGTTGCGGATACTTTCACTGACAAACTGAAATCATCACAACAGAAACCAGGTTCAATGCATTCTGTGAACCTTAGTCAGGCTGTTCACATGTTGCCTACTACAAGGGCACAACATGGCGAAAATCGGAACAATAAGATTTATGCTCGAGCTTCAAACCAACCTCAAAATCTGGAAAATGCTTTAGCTTATCTTTTGACTACACCTAACACTATGGATGACCTCCCAGCGGGTGATGAGTCAAAGATTGATCGCTCCAAGGGCGGGTTTTCCAATGTGCGTGAAACTGTAATGCGGCCTAACTTCGAGCGGTTTGAGCCTGTGGTGAGAAGGTGGGAAAAAGTAACTGGCATGGAAGCCCCTGCACCTACTGAGCCCGATGGTAAGGATGGCGCTCACAGGTTGTCTAGCAAGTTCACCGAGTGGATGATGGGATTGCCTCAAGGGTGGGTTACTGGTTTGGGGTTGTCGCGTAAGGATGAGCTGAAGGCTTGCGGTAATGGTGTGGTTCCTCAGCAGGCGGAGTATGCTTTACGGTTACTGATGGAAGGGAAGCAGGATGCCTGAGGTTAGCTGGGCTAAAGAGCTGGGTATTGATCTGGGCACTTTGTATGCGGAGAGTCCGCTGAGCGGGGAAAGCATCAGGGCTGAACGTCGGATCAGTAAAAAGGCTGCAGACTATTGGGCGCATGAGCGTTTCCTCGCCCAGCTCCACGAGAACGCCAAAGACACGATTCCTGACACGCAACCGGAGCCGGTGAAAACTCCGAAGAAGCGCACTAAACTGAGGAAATATGACTTCACCGACAAACAGCTTCAGATTGCGATGGATAGTTTAGATGCCAGAGGTTCAGTGTGAGCGTTGCGGTTACAGGTGGACGGTTTCTAGCCGACGAGGGAAGATCATTCTTTGCTCCTCGTGTAGAGCACGAAAACTGCAAAC